AGGTCAGCAACAACAGCATCAGCGACGGCCGGGGCCGCGGCGCGGGCTTGCTCATGGGTCTCTCCGATGGTGGCCAGGGTGTCGGTCTGCTGGTGCTCGGCGGTGCGAGCGGTTTCTACGGCCTTGGTCTCGGCCTGGGCCTGCTTGGTGGCCTGCCGGCTCTGGGCCAGGTCGGCGGAGCGGTCGCGCCATTCCCTGCCCAGCAAGCAGCCAGCCAGGAACAGCAGGAGACCAGCGAAGATGTGCGCTCGGGTGATCATTCGCCTTGCTCCGCAATGCAGGCAGCGTGGCGCTCGCGCTGGCGCTCCCATGAGCCCCAGCACCGCTTGTTGGGCTTGCCGTTGACCAGGGTCGAGCAGTCGTAGCCAGCCGCGTACTTGAACCGCAGCAGCGCGTCGCAGGCTGCCCGATAGTGGGCACGCTCGGCGTCGGGTGTCGGCGCCGTGACCGTTGCGAGCAGGTTCCGCCGCATGCCGGACACACGCCAGTTGCCGATCCCGTATTGCCCGGTGAAATCCAGGTACAGGTCGAACTCGCCCTTCGTCATCCGCACGCCAGGCAGCGAAGCCTTGAACCGCTCGGCTTCTTCACTGTGAAGGTTCCATGCCAGTTCCTCGGCACGCTTGCGCGAGATCGGCGGGTCCGTCAGCCGTACCGGCCGGCCGTCCTCGTACCGCGTCGAACCGAAGCCGATGGTCGGCACGTCGCCCTTGGTCGGAACGTGGGGCCGGGGGGCGAAGTTCTCCTTCACCTGCCAGCCAGCGAACCCAGCGGCACTGAGGATCAGGCCGGCGACCGCAACCCTGATCGGGCCCTTCGGCTCACCGGCCATCGCGGTCCTTCCTCCACTCGCGGTGCCACTTCCAGAGCAGGTAGAGGCCCTGCAAGACGATGTACCCCAGCGTGCCGGCGTACATCCACTCCTGGACACCCCAGCCGGCCACACTCGCCACCGCCACCGCCACCATGGGGGCGGTCTTGAGGGCTGCCGCCGTAATCGTTGCTTCCGCCGCCTGATCTTTCATGCCCTGCCCCGTTCCGTTTCGGACATGCTGGGGCAGCGCCGAGGGGATTCAACGGGGTCTGATACCCTCTCGCAAAACAGAGGGGCATATATGACGCGCATTATCTCAGGGGCCATCCCAAGCTATGAAGACGGCGGCGAACAGCAAGACGGCGACTACCCGCTCTTCATCGAAGAGCCCGAAGCTCTAGCCCGTGCTTTCGTGAATGGTTGGATTGTAGACGGTCGCGACGGTGGCCTTGTAGTTGGTAGACGGCATTGCGAGGGGCACATTTCCATGCTGCAGCCTACTGACAAGCTTGGGGCATACGCCTTCATAGGATTCATGGAAGGCGGCGAATACCTCATGGGCACTGACGCTACAGCCGCGCACCTCGAACGACTGGAGGAAATCAATTGCGATAGGGGCCCTGATGGAACTGACAAGCATCCCCGCTACGCAAACAACATCATCGATACGCGTGCAGAGCCTCACGACAAGCTTCTGGTGGTATCTAAACAGTTCATCATCAACCGCCGCTCCACCTTGCGTCATTTCGAAGAACTCGAGCGACTAAATGCAGCGTACAGGTATCACCGGGGCCAGTTCTTTCCGGACGAGGCCATAGCAGCAATGATGGAGGCAGAGGTTGACTACGGCCCTCACGACCGTCGATAAACAGAACCCCGCTCTCGCGGGGTTCGTCGCTTCACATCTCGGGCCTCTGGGTCACTTACTGGCCAGGCGCTCCAGCCTCCCCCGAGCATCGCGGAGCAGCGACCGCAGCGCGATGTGGAGCCCTTCGGCCGCCAAGCTGGGAAGCCGCTGATAGGCATACCCGTCCTCACTCTGCACCTGCGCGGCGTGGATGGCATCCGTCATCAGCAACTCCGCAACCGCATCCGCTCCTTCGATCGCCTCGCGGATGCACTGAACGCTTTGGTTCTCGTACGGCGCAAGCCGCGGGTTCTCGCTCTCCGTGAAAAGGCGCGGCCTCTCGCCCAGGTGAAGGGTGACCACGTCGCCTTCGACCTCGGCCACCACCTCGTCGCCCGCCATCACTCGCTGCTTTACACTTGCCGTTGCCATGATCGTCTCCTGCTAGACGGTTGTGGAAGGCCGGCGGGGTGTTGGAAGCACCCCGTTCGGCCGCCTTTGTACTTGCTATGTGACCGACGCAAAATTGCGTTGGTTGACGGGTATATCCAGTTTTGGATACACCCTCAGGCTGCCTTGGGTAGCGACTTCTGCGACAAGCCCTTGGCGAACTCGATAAGCGCCGCCTTGCGCTCTTGGTACGTCAGGCCCTTGGCGATCAGCACTGCATCCCGACGACGGATTTCTGCCAGCTTCCAGAGATCGGCCTCGCTCAGGGTCGATTCGTCGATGCCGGCGAACTGGCCGTTCAGCGCCATGTTGCAGAGGCGATGCTCGTTCATGAAGTGGTGCCGCTTCGGCTCCTTCCCGGCCTCGATCAGCACGTCATTGAGGATGTCCGCCACCACCTTCCCCAGCGCCCGCTTGGAGTCGATAGCGACCACCCGGTCAGAGACGCCCTTGGTAAAGGCGCGATGCAGTGCCGCGTAGCACTCCCGCTTGTAGCGGATCACGACATCCCTGATCTCCGGCTTGACCTTCTTCGGGTTGACCGTGAAAAGCCAGCCTTGGAGAAGTTCCTCGGGCAGGCAGATCATTTCGCGACGCTTCCCGTCCTCGGCAACCATTCCCTTCTCGGCAATGGTTGGCCCCATGATCTCGTCGTCGATCATCTTCTGGTACTGGCGGGGCCAAGACAGCCCCATGCCCTCAACGATGGGTTTCATGGCGACCCATGCCACCCCGCCGTCCAGAACACCCAGCAGGGTCGCCCCAGCGAACTCCACGCGGATCGGATGCCTGGTCATGCGGCCTTCTCCTTCTGCGCCTCCATCTCCCGTTCGAACAGCTTGCGGGCGATGTAGTTCACGGAGCGATCCTCTTTCCTGGCCTTGTCCTGCAGCCAGCCTTTCAGGGCGACGGGAACCCGAATCGCCACTACTACCGATGGTTCTTCCTTCACGGGGCACCTTTGTATGTTGGTGGGAATACGCCATATCCCCCGATGGCACGCATAGCCTATGGAATATTGTGTGTACTTGTCAACACAATGAGACAAATGTCGTATCTGGTGATAAAAGGCACGCAGGCCGCATCCAGAAATACCCAACATGGCTACCAAGAAATCCCCCGCCAAGAAGACGCCGGACCGTAAAACTGAGGCCCTTTCCATCCGGATAGACCCCCGTTCTCGCTACGGCTTGGAGCTTCTAGCCCGCCTTCAGCGTCGATCGACCACAGGCGTAGTTGAGTGGATCCTCCAAGAGGCGTTCAGGAGTGAGGTCTTCGAACAGGGCGACCAGCATCGCGAACAGACGACCTTGGATGAGGTCCTAGATGGCCTTTGGCAGATCAACGATGTCGAGCGGCTCGTTGCCTTGGCGCTCCGCAAACCACAACTCCTCACCTTCGAGGAGGCGCGCCTCTGGAAAGTAATTCGGGACACTTCGTCCCTCTGGAGGCACCAGCGCTACCCTGATTTCGACGCCTTCCACTGGAAGGACGTGCTTCCACAGTGGGACAAGCTGTCCCCGCTGCTGAACGAGGCCGTGGAGCGGAACATCGTTCGAGGCCTGACCCCGGAAGAGCTATCGGCTGCGGGAATATCGCTGCCGGGAATCGCAGCAGCGCCCCAACGCCCCGTTAGAAGGGTTGCTCAGGGCAGCACAACGGCTCCGCCTCCGGATGACTTCGATGACTCGGACATCCCGTTCTAGGGCTTGCCGAAGCTGGCCCCCGTACCCCAAGCCCAAGAAGGGCAAGTGAGGGACTCACGACAAAGCCGAATGGCAGTTATCCACAGGATGTGAAGTTGAGCAGTACCGTAACCTGTGGTATGGCGCGGCCAGACAAAGGCCGCTAAACTGCCGTAACAGAAAGGCGGTTACGGTCCGCTGATCTAGCTGGCCGCCATGTAGGGCGGCTTTGTTGTCTCACACGGAGGAGCAATAGTCCTTATGGCATCAGGCAAGAAGTTAGTCATGGCACACCATGCGTCTGATGACGGCAAGCACACTGTGGCCGCGCAACTGCGCGTCCTGATCTTGCCGGCGGACGACGGCGGATTTGTGGCCCAGGGTTTGGAAATCGACTATCTCTCCACTGGCCGTACTGTTGAGGAAGTTCGCACAAATTTCTCCAGTGGACTGATCCGCACAATTGAGGCGTACATCAAGCGTGAGCGGCCTCTCTCCGGCCTGTTCGCCAAGGGCAGGACTCCACCTGAAGCCTGGCAGCTTTGGCTGGAGAGCGAGGGGCAAGATGTATTGACCTGCGGAACAGTGGTTGATCTTGCTCTGCCGAAAAATACCAACTTCTTCAAATCCATCGCCTTCCGCGAGGCAGAGGCTGTTCACGCAGCATGAGGATCAGAAAGGGGCCATGGGACGGCGCCCAGCCAAGGACTCATGTACTTAAGGTCCTCAGGCAACATGGCGTGGAAGTCAACGATGAAGGCAACGACTGGTACGAACTGGTTGATGTGGATGGCGACCCTGAGGTGATCCTCATCACCAATCCCGTGCCACCCGATGTTGTCGTCAAGTTGTGGGAACGGTTTGGCTCGCTTCACGAGTTCGACATCACCGCCTTGGTCCGTCGCCATTGATCACAGAGCCCCGCCTAGTGCGGGGCTTTGTTGTTTGGTAGCTTTGCCCCGTCTACGGATCAGGGCGGCGAAGCAAGATGAAGGTTGGACTTATATCTACCGTGGCGCTCGTGGCACTTTCATGCCTGCCGCACGGCTCGATTGCCCAGACTCGCGAGATGATTGAGCTTGGCAAGGCTCTTGCTGGCCCACAAGCGCAGCCAGAGGCTGACCTAGTCCAGACCTCAAAAACCGGACAACAGGCGTCTAGGGCCTATGCGCGCTGCTTGGAAGACAATGCCGTTGAGTTCGGCAAATCTGGCGTAGATGCCTACTCCGCAGTGCGCGCTGCCAAAGGATCGTGCATCAACGAGCGCAACGAGTTCTTTTCGGCCGTCTACCAAGATAGGCGCGCATCGGCAGCACATCGAAGCTCAGTGAACTTCGCGAACCAGATGCTTGGTTATTTTGACGAGGATACAAACGCGCAGCTTCCGGGAGTGGTGATGCGCTCATCTGCCAAGCACAACGCCGAACAGCCACAGCCCGATAGGTATGACCAGCTTGAGAAGATCAAACGGCTGCTAGATTCCGGGGCGATCTCTCAAGACGAGTTCAACGCAGAGAAGACCAAGATTCTCTCTAGATAGGCAGAAAGTACCGATGCAAATCTTCTGGCAGCTCGCTTTCATGTTTGTCGTGATCCCCGTCATTGGCACCCTTTACGTCAACGGCGTGCATCGACTCGGTGCCGTGATCGTGCGCAATCTGCCGGCGAAGTACGTTCGGATCTTGTCGAAGCGCCTGTACCTAACAGCATGGGACAAAGCGCGTCCGTATGACCGGATCGCGCTTGAAGCCGAGGACAAGCTCAACCGGCGCAACCTTGGCTAGAAGTCCCCGCCGGCCGCGCGGGCGCGCATCTGAGCGCGCAGCAGTTCCAGTTCTTCCGGCGTAACAACCGCTCCGACGCGACCGCCGGAAATCCCGATAGCTAGCGGATCGTTCGCAGCATTGACGGTGGCCGTCCCCTGAACTGCTCGCCCGGCGCCTTTCCGGATAGCTCCAGCACTGCCGCCTGCTGTCAGCAAGTCGTAGAGCGCGTTCGGGGCCAGCTGCCGGCGGGCAAGAGCATTGCCTAGAGATGCGGAATTGAGCGCACGGCCCAGCACAGGGCCGGCTGCCAGTGCGCCAACGGCCGTTGCGGGTCCGCCCATTGCCCCTGCTGCACCCGAGAATATCCCCGCGAGCGTACCGCCGACGAGCCCGTTCTGCGGAATCGGGTCTTTGAGCAAGTTCTGCCCGACCCTGGCCAGATCACGGTACTCCTGCGTGGCGCGCGGCCCACGCTGATTGACCGCCCCCCAAAGCTGCGCCGGAGAAATGTCAGCCGCCGCCCCTGGCGCACGCGCCAGTAGCTTCTCCAAAACTTTGAAATTGCGGTACTGCTGATTGGTTTCGCTAAGAAGCGCGGAATCGGCTCCGCTTAGCGAATCATCCGCGGCGCCTTCAAGTGCACGACGAATCTGCGTCACCTGATTTCCTACGTTGGTGCCGGGCTCAACACCCGCAAGAGCGGCACGCAGGTCCTGATAGGTCCGCCCAGGAATCGTCCCTGTGCCGCCTGCCGCCTCGATCTCTTTCATCACGCGATCAAGCTGCTTGCCAACCAAAGCGGCATTCTCTCCCATCAGATTGTTGGGAGCGTCGTTCACCACCTGCGCCATCTCGGTCAAGCGCGAAGGGGAGATTGATACGTCATTCCTCCCCCACAACGCATCGTAAGCAGACTTGAAGTGCTGCTTCTGGTCACTCAGCCACGAATCGTCAAGCCGATCAGCCTCCCTGCCTGCATAGCGCGTAAGTGCTCGGTTCCACGCATCCTGCTGATTTCGCGCTGCTGCGCCTGCGCCGCTGAATGGCAGGTACTTTGCCAAGCTCGCGCCCAGCCGAGCCAGAGTTGACTCCGCCACTTGGCTGACGTGCAGCGGGATACCTTCCCGGAGCGCGGTGACCAAGTCATTGCGCATCACATCATCCACCGGCGATCGCGCGAGCAACGACGCGCCGCCCCGCGCTGCCCCCACCAGGCCACGGCCAGCCGTGCCGCCTACGGCGCCGTATAGGGCGTTCGCAAGGCGGCTCTCGCCGGTACGGACCTCCACCAACGAGCCATATGCAGCGCCTTCGGCAGCAGCGGTACCAGCCTTCACCGCTGTCTGCGCAAGCCGTCCCGCCTGCCCGATACGACCCAATGCAGCTGCTTCAGGCCCTCCCAGCGGCAAGGTTGCAAGGTAGGGCAGCGCGCGGCCAAGCCAACTCGAAGGGCCATGAATTCCCTCCTGGTACGGCGCGTCTGCATCCACGCTTGCCTGCAAGCTGCGGCCCCAGCTGGAATCGCTCGGAGTCACGAGCTGGCCAATTCCTCGGCCAAGCCTAGTCATCTCCGCGCCAGCGGCAATGAACGGCTTTTGATACCAGGGCGAAGCATCGTAGGTCTCGCGCGCTGCTTGCGCCGTGTAGTCCACTGGCGGCTCTGGATCACGTGGCTTTGCCTGTTTCTCGGGCATTTGATCGCGCAGGACCGCTTCGATCTCGGCGTCACTCATCTCATCGGGGAACTCAACAACGGTCCCGTCTGGAAGCTCGATTTCAATCGGCATCACTCAATCCTCCCCGTCGCGGGGTTGTAGCGACGACGACGCGTCGAACCTTGGATGTACTTCTGGTTCAACTGGCGAATCTGCTCAAGCGCTGCTTGCCGCACCTCAACTGGGAAAGCTGGATTGGCGAGATCACCCGCCATCTGCTTGTAAAGGACCACGTCCTTGTCGCTTTGCGGCCCTTCCATACGTGGCATGCTGGCCGTCAGCTGACCTGCAATAGTCTGCAACGCAGCAATAGCCTTTGCCCCCTCGGTCGCGTGACCTACAGCCCCAGCCGCAGCGTCATATGCGGCACCGACTCTGCTTCCAGTCGAGATGGGAAGCCACTGCTCTGCCTCATCCAACAGCGAAATCGTCCTATTGGCCTCGGCCGTTTTGCCCGCCACAGTAGCGTCTCGATCGGCCTGTGACTTTGCTCGCGCCTTAAGCAACTCAGCGTTGGCCCCTGCTTTCGCCTCGGCAGACGCGAAGTCAAGCTGAGTCTGTAGTTCGGCAGCCTTCACCGCTCGCGCCTCATCCTCCTTCCTGCGGCCGACCACTGGCGCCCCGCCCTGTCCACCATAGAACTGCTGCGGAGTCACATCGCGCGGAGGAAGCTGGTAGTTGTCGGCGGCGCCACCTCCAACCATATCGGCCTGCACCAGCGACAGCGCGGCCGGATCGATATTCGGGTCGATTCGAGAAATACCCTGTGGGGTCTGGTAGATGGCACCAGGCTGTGCCCAGCTTTGCTGCTGGACTGGCTGCCTGCCCTGCGGTGTGGAGAACCCGGAATACCCACCAGTCATCACCTGCTGCGCGACCGGCGCATTCGGATCGAACGCCATGTAGCGCGGCACCCCGTCAGGACCGACGACCTGCTCGTACTTCAGAGAAGCACCGGAGGCCCGGCCGTCCAACCCGAGATTAATGCGCAGCGCCCGCTCCCGATCTTCCTTCGACAGACCGTCCGTCATCATCTGGAACGTCCTGACCTCGTTCGGAAGTGCGCCAGAGAACAGGTCACCGAGTAGCTTGGGATTGACGCCGCTACGGATGGCGAGCGCACGCTGCCTATCAGCCGGATCCCCAGAGTCCATCAGCAGGCCGGACAACTCGTCTCGCGCCATCGCCGCATCACGCTTGTTGCGCGCATCGAGAAGCAACCCTTCCGTCTGGGCCCGTTTCGCCAGCGCGGAGTTGTAGGCGTCATCCCCGCGCCCGAAAGCCGCGGCCAGATCCATACCGCCACGCAGAAGGCGGTTCAGGTCAAGGTCTGCCATCTCAGAACCCCCACTGCTTGTTGGCGAGGGCACCCAAGGCCCTGCCGGTGTTTCCTTCACGCCAACCCGCCATCAGGTTGGCGATGTTCGAGTTGCCCAACGTTGCATTGGCGTTGCCGAAGTCGGCACCGAGCTTGGCCTGCGTCTGGATGCCGGCAAGGCTCTGGCCGCCACCGGACTGGGCGGCGAAACCGGCACCGGCACTCATCAGGCCCGAGGCAAGGTCGACCCAGGGATTGCGCTGGACGCCGCGCAGGCGCAGCTGGGCCAGGTAGTCGTCCGCACGGCTCCGGCGGCCGATCTGGTCCAGCTCCATCGCCACACGCGCGTCCGCGACACCCTCGCGCTGCCGCTGCTGTGCCGGCGCATCGATGCGAGCCATCAGGTCGGCAGTCCGTGCGCCGTAGTCGCCGATGCCCAGCGCCGCGTTGTTGGCGTCGACCTGGTACGCACGGCTCACCTGCC